TTTGTGCTAAGCTCATGAGTTTGTCATGTGTGTCCATTGACACAGAAACTGACTTAAATTTACTTATATCTGGCATTTTTCTTTCCTTTGTTAACTTATTATATGGGATTATATAGAGCAAATATTATAATTGACAAGAGTTTAATTTAAAATATTATGCAAATATCTTCACACCTTTCAATGCCTGCTCGTCTCATCTCGAGGCGGGCAGTTATTTATTTAATGTATATATCTCATCCAAGTGAACAAACTGGATCTTACCATTGACCAGCTGTTTGTATTGGTGATTACAAGACAAACACTTGAAAATTCTAGCGTCTTTTTTATTAGACATTCTTATGAAAGGCACATAGTTATCGCAGCCATCGCAAACTCCCAGTGTAATTTCAGTTATCGGTTCTTTATTTGATGTCACCCCAACTATCTCCTTTTTCAAAGTCTACTTTGTTCGGGACCTGTAAGTCAACCGCTTGCTCCATAACTTCAATAATTTTCTCTGCGTCCTGTAAGCTTGCAACTGAGATATCAAGTTCATCATGAATTTGTATATGAGGAATCACCCCCTCCCTGTACAAGGCCAACATAGACTGTTTAGTCATGTCCGCAGCTGATCCCTGGATCAACTTGTTCAAAGCTTTGTACGTGAACGCGCGTTTAATCCCCGGTCCATGCTCCCTGAGTGCGTCTGCATGCTTCAGTGGTTTCTTAATACCGAAACCATGGGGCTCCCACATATCGAAGTGGCATAGTCGTCCACCAATCGTGCGTATCTTACCGCTGTCATCTGCTCTACGTGATACAGCTTCTGATAACATCTTAACAAACGGCGCCCGTTGGTGATAAGTCTTTAATAATTTTTCTGCAGCATCTTTCATAAGTCCCAGCTCTGCCATAAGTTTGTTCTTGCCCATGCCATACATAATTCCTAAATTTATAGTCTTTGCTTGTTTACGATCAATGCCGGCCATGTCCGCTATCATCTGGTGAAAGTCTGCGCTGCCATCGTTGTAAGCATCGACAATCGTACCTGTGCCTTCTAACTTCATGAGTGATGCAAAGTGCACTAATATTCTTGGCTCCTGCTGGCTGTAGTCAAAACAACCCCACATACATTTTTCTTCTGGTATAAATAAACTTCTAATCATCGGTCCGAGTTCCTTGTGTCGTGCAGGTATCTGCTGCAGGTTCGGGTTGGCATAACTAAACCTGCCTGTGACCGTGCCTCCTTGGTCAGATCGTATCTGATTGATGTCAGAGTGAATGCGTCCTTTGTATTCGTGCTTTAATATTGTGTCGATAAAAGTTGTATTGGCTTTGTTGATCTCTCGTGCTTCGTTAATTAATTTTGGTAGCTCCGCTGGGTGTGTTGCTAAAAAGTTTTTGGTAAATGATGGTGCGCCTTTGTCAGTGCGATCATACGGTATCTTTTGTTTGTCAAATGCTTTAGCAATCGATGCTGCCGCCCATATCTCTACATCAAAACCCGCAATCTTTTTTATGTCTTGTAATAAATTATGTTCAGTTATGCTAAGTTGTTTTCTGACGGCAATTGATTTTTCCATATCAACTCGCACACCTTTAAATTTCATATCGACCAGGCATGGAAACAGATTAGTTTCTAAATTAAATACGTCCCACAGATCTTGTTTTGATATTTCATGTTGTAGTGCTCCCCATAACTTTAATGTAATCTCTGCGTCCTTCTCTGCATATTCACCTACAAACGGTGCAGGTAATCGCCACATCTCTGCTTTCGGATCGACACCAAAATCTTTCGCTGCTTCTTTTAAAAGAGTTTCATTCTTACGCATGCTGATATAATCTTTACCAACAGAGTCTAATGTGTAACTAAATCTATTCTCATCAATCAAACTTGCAGCAATCATCGTGTCAATGATGCCGCCGTTAATATAAAAACCAAGTGATCTGATCCACGATACATCGTACATAGCATTGTGAAATATTTTTGTAGCTGTCGTGTGTAAAACGTCTTCAAACCAATCCAACACTAATGCGCGATCCATGTTCCCCCCGCCTTCGTGCGCTATCGGAAAATAGCCCGACCATCCTTCGACCGCAACGGCAATGCCAACAACCTCACCGTCTTTTCTTACAGACCCTGAACCCATAGTCATGAGGTTTGGATCTCTTGTTTCTAAGTCAATGGCGATCTCTGAGTGGCTAGACAAATCAGGTAACCTATTCGGCGGCACCCACTCTGTCTCTGGTGTAAACAACGGTTGTTGCAATGTTCTCATTTATAGTCCCTTTCTATTATCATATCGATAAAATGTTTCGCTTTCTCGAGGCTCTCTTTGCCTCCCTTATCTTGATGTCTAACTATATACTTTATAGCAGACCCTTCAGGGAATAACAATCTGTTTTTATTGATGAATTCGCTGGGTTGTATCTTGTATTTTTTATAATGGTCGCCTCCGACCTGGTTATCGTACGGGTTAGACATATGTACATTCTCCTGTTTCTACGTTTACATTTAAAATATTTACACCAAGATTTTTTTGTATCGGTGTCAGTGATCTATTAATTTTATATCCGTCTCTCTTTCTTACACATTCTGATTTTACATCTATCAGTATAACTTCATGCTCTTTGATTGCAACAAGATCAACGGCTCCCTGCTGTGACATGTTCCTGCAAACCAAATAGCCTTGATCCCATAGCCACATTGCGGCTATGTATTCTGCCTTGTCACCTTTTATGTGTTCATGAAATCTCAAATGATATATGCCCTGTCATAATTTTTTGGTTCTAATATGTGCAAAGATTTTTTTGCACGTGTGACTGCTACATAAAATAAACGATGTAATTCGTCTGGATCAATATCGTCGTGGTCAGCAGCAGACTTAGTAATATCAGGTAGAAGTAATACATTATCGGCTTCACCCCCTTTCGCTCCGTGTATAGTTGATAGTGTTATTCTTGGTGTCTGTGAAATTTTTTCTTTGTTGGCTAACATACTGCGTATGTAGTTTTCTGTTTCTGTATCTAAACCTGCAAACGCTTTGTACCAAACATCATCTGTTTGTAGTCCGTGACTATCCATACACTCTTGAATGTAATAACCCTCTTCGTTCTCGTCCATAGTCTTACCTTTCTGATAACCTTTGGTTACATTATCGCCCAGGTACGAATAAATATTTTTTATAGATGCAACAGGCAAAAGGTGTTCAAACTTTCTCCACTTCTCCCATGTTTGTATGGCTAGTAATAAATCTAACTTAATAGAGTTTCTATGCTTGTGAGAATAGTACCAACCTTGTAACTCACATAGATCTTTTATGTCGTCGAGAAAATAATTTGCAGTTGATAGAACCAACCATTCACCCTGTGACATATTTATTTGTGTAACATCAGAGTATCGTGTCAAGTCACCCATCTCTTGTCGTGGTAAATAATACTTGTCGTATCTGTTTGTAACTTTTTTAATAATGTCCTGTGATAGTTCATGTATCGGTCCGCCAGGTATGCGATACGATTGACTTAGTGTGTCTACGTAATCTACTTCTTCTTTAAGAGCGATAAAAGTATCAACGTCAGCGCCAGCCCATCTAAATATAGCTTGATCGTCATCCCCAGCAATGTAGGTCTTGTTTGCTTTCGCC